GTGGCTGGTAAGCACATAGCCGGGAATGGAATCATTTGACGTTCCATCCCTTCCGGTGGTCCGGCCTTAACCTCATAGAGCATAACGCTAAAAAGAAATATAGCTAGTCCAACAATAATTTTCTTCATTGTAACTGTTCCATGTACCACTCTTCCTCTACCTGTGGGATTCCTTCTATAGCCACTCTCTGGGCCAATTCTGGTTGCCGCCTCTTCATTTCGTTTCTTGCCCTCTTCTTTAGCAACTTGAATATCTCTCGTAACGCTATCTTCTTCCCTGCTTTTGATAATTTATTATAAGGGACATTAGCATTAAATCCATAGTCAGCACGTTTCTTAAAAAATGGGAACAAGGATGAAACGGGAATTCTACTCTTCATAAGTTCGGGAATGTAAACGCTTGCTTCCTTTCCAACCTTACCCGCTAGGTAGTTGTTAGCCTCTGCTATACCAGTGCGTGGCATATAAGTTGAGAAATCTATTCCCAGTTTATCAACTTCCTTTTCTACTATGGTTTTATTCTTTCCGCGTAGACCAAACAACTGAGTACTGGCATCTCCCGGCAAACCAAAGAATCCTTCAGACTGCTTTAATGTACCCGCCTTTAATGGTGATCGAGCGGGGCGCAATTGTTCGGACAGTCCCGGTATGTTACGCATAGCTGGAGCCACTAACCTTCCAGCGGCAGTATCCTGCTTCACATCCCTGATAGTTTCGTCACCGCCTACTATGGTACTAAGGTCTTTAATTTGTTTTATAGGTAATGTAGGCGCGGCCACATATCCAGCACCGAAAAATTCTGCAAGCATCTCCTTTATCTTTTCCCCGGTAGTTGGACCCTTGTACCTTAAAGCGTCAACAAACATAAGTCCGGTTCCAGATATTCTATTTATTCCTGTTGCGGCCTCTATATAATCTTTGCCAGTAAGGTTATTGTTTGGCTTTATGAATTCAGCGGCCAACAAGTATAGGGAGAACGGGGCAAATGGTCTAGCATCATAAGTCTTACCGCCAACATTTACCTCATACCATTTCTCTCCAGCATGGGGTCCATTCCTCAATTCATTAGCAGATGCAAACATAGTGGTTCCAAGCATAGCCCTAGAAGCCGCTCTGGTAAACTCTTTAGAGTCTCCTTGTGTTAGCTTGGCTATTGTCTTGGGAGAGAATGCTTTTGCAAATCCAAGAGGAGAATGCTCCATCATAAATGGAAGCACGTTAGCAAACTGAAATCTTGGGAAAGGATTTATTGCGTAAAGAAACGGAAGTTTTTCAAAAGCCTGTACAGTTGCTTTGGCGGCCGCTCCACCACTTGATGCAAACGTCATGTCCAAAGCGTGTTCAATAGCGTCATCAAGTAACTTAGATGGAATATCTACTGGCTTACCAGATTTACCTATCAATTTACCGCCGGATAAATCCTTCATTGTTAAACCATATCCGCGTAAATCTTTTTCCAGTTTCGCTTGGAAAGCCATACGCCTGAACGCCTTCTCCTGAAAGATGTTCATTGCATTAACCATCCTAGACATCTTGCCTAGCGACTGAACCTCATTGATGGGTCTGCTTAATAGCTTTGTTTCAGCTATAGGGTTGGCCTCAAGCACATCATCAAGCATTTGCTTGTACCCAGTTCCACCTCTTACTATAGGTAAAGCATTGAAGTCAGAGGAAAGAGAGTTCCACATATCCTTGAATGATCCTTTGCCTCTACCACCACCCATACCAGCCTGTATTACATCGTCTATAGTTGCTAAACCTAAACGACCAACAGCGGATATAGCATTACGAACAGCGGTTCCTAACTGACTTACCAATAACCCCCTGCGAAAGTTCTCCGCTTTTCTCCAGAGGTCCATACCTTTGCTGAAGGATTCGGGAGTTCCTTTAGCTAGTTTTTCTGCATTACCAGCTAACTCTCGTCTTAGATTTTCAGGAAGGTCTTTATTCTGTGAGAGTCTACGCTGTAATTGAGACAACATATTAAGCATACGACCAGACTCTGATCCTGTTACCTCGAATATCTTAGCGACATCCGATCGGCTACCCATGCCAAGGTCATCAAGGATTCTAGGCAGGGATTCAATGGGAAGGTCACCATCAAGGAGATCGTTTCTCAGCGCGGCCCCCACTTCTTTGAACAACCTATTGTCATCATCCGGGTATAATTGTCTGGCCCTTTCTATACGTTGCATCAATCCGGGGTCGGTAACAATGTCATTAGCGGTAGCCAGAGACATGCGCTCAACCAATCCCTTGCTGGTTTCATCTACCGGAACCTCTTCAGCGGCCCTTCTTACTGCTACCACAGGTTCATCAAGCATACCCGTAGCTTGAGGAATCGGAGCGGCCCTTGGTAATTGTTTAGACCCGCCTGCTAAAGTTTTAGCCAGCCCTGTAAGTTCTGCACCAGCGGCTTGCGCCCCCTTGGCCCATGCTCCCGGTGTGAATACTTGCGATCCTATTGTGGTTGTATCCTCAGCAAGCTGACCTATCTGCTGTGCAGTTTCATCACTTGCACCTAGTGCGCCTGCCGCAGACTGAACGGCTCCCCCTGTAGGCTCACCAGCTAATGCTCTGGTAACAGATTCTGGCCCAGCCCATAGAGCCTGAAGTCCACCCATAGCAAGATTGCCCAGACCACTAAAAGGTTTACCACCAGTAAGTTGATCTAAGCCTCTGCTAAGTGTCTCTCCACCTTCGGCCACTTCCTGCTTATAGATTTCAGGTACGCGTGTAAGCGGTTTCGTCATTTGTCCCCATGCTTCAGACAAGCCGCTCCCTACATCACCACCTTTCGATGCTGACTGAGCGAGTAAAAAGTCTTCTAGGTATGCCGATCTCTGAGCGTCAGGTAGAGTCATAACCTCGTCTGGCACTATTATCTTATACCTTTTACCCTCGAATGTAAGAGTAATTCTCTTAGCCATACTACTATACGTCCTCTACTGATTCTACCACTGGCTTGCGCGGGGTTTGAGAACCTTCTTGAGAACCAGTATCTTCTTGGGTTTTTTGATTCTGGATATTGCTCTGATTAACCAATGCATTAATTGCTGTATTATAATCAATCGTTGTTGAGTCCTCTTTCTCTTTATACCTTCTCATTAACTTCGGATACTTTTTCCATAACTCCGGTATCGCATGTGGTTTGTTAAGTATCTCCATTACATCTGCTTGCTCTTCTGCGGTAAGTTTTACCCCGTCATCATTAAAGTAATATGGTATATCTGTCAACTGCCCCGATGTTGCTCTTCCACCAGCATCAGCAACAGCGGTATACCTACCATCATCCTTCGTATACTGATCATCTGTAATGCGAATGTTTTTCTTGGCCTTTGTATCAAATACCCAGAACTTAGATGTAGCGGCTTTTGGAAATAAGGCAGAGAACGCCTTGGATTCCTTGGGGGAAACTCCTAACTTAGCGGCTCTCTCAAGAGCCTCGCCATAACCAGACGGAGGATTAAACGTACCATCCTCATTAAACATTATGGATTTCCAAGCACTCTGTAATCTATCTTCCTGATCAAACTTTTCTATTGCGTCTAGTTTTCCAGTGGCAAACTTTACATATGCATCAGCCTGAGAAGTTCCGCCAGTTAATTGAGCAACTGCATTCATAATCATAGCTTTCCTAAATATATCACTCAGGTTTTTCATGTATGCTTCTTTTCTTTCGCCGGGCTTTCTAACAAAATCACCCCATGCCTGCCATAGATTTTCATTGGCATTAGCTTGAGCAACATCTGCATCAATCTGTTTTTTAGTAGAAGGTAGTTCGCCTATTACATCTGGGTCTTCTGCAATTCTACTAGGCAACCCCATGTCTACCTTTTCTTTTATATCTTCTTTTATTGCCGCTTCTTTCTCTTCTTGTTCTTTCTGGAAGTTTTTACCCTTCCATCTAAAAGCCTCTTCTGTTAATCCCAATCTCTCTTGGAGAGTAGGATGTTCGCTACCCGTTTCCTTTAGTCTTTTCTTAGCAATGACCTCTCGTTCCTTCTGATCTGTAATCATCGTGTTAGCATAGGCGCTATCCCCCAGCTTAGTTGCAGGGGGCTTCTCAAGAGGGTTAAGCAAGTAATGTAGCATTCCCTTGTCTTGAGTAGCGAATTCGCTAAACTCATCTCTGGCCGGGTATCCAGACTCCGCTCTCTGCTTTGATCGAGCGTGTTTCTTAGAGTCCTCTATCATACCCCTTATTACAGCATCTTCACTGCCCGTTTCAAAGCGACCTCCGTAAGCGGCCCCTGTAGGGTCATCCTGACCGTAGTCAAAAGGAATTCCTGCTGGCACAGGCGGTTGATTCAAAGCTACTATTCTTGGGTCAACCTGTGCTATCTGCTCGTCATCTCTGCCGGGTAGGGTTGAAGACCTTATTTGATCTATTCGTTTTTGTATACCCTCTTTCGCAACCTCTTCTACCCCCGTCATTCTAGATGATCCGGGTGATAAGGATACTGTGCCGGGTGTTATTTCAAGATCGCCACCCTTCCCATAGACATCAGATAAAGAGTCGGTAAAACTTTGCCATAAGTTCTTACTAGGAACTCCTGTCCCGCTGTCCTCTTGTGGAAGTCTTGTTCTAGCCCTCTGTGGGGATGATATGCCACTAGGTTGTGGAGTAAGCTGTGATTCACGCATCCTTGCGTATCTCTCTAACGCGCCCTCTACCGCCTCTTGACTAGGTGCGGCTCCCCCAGTTTGCTCTCTCATCTTTTGCCTTGCGGCTAGTTCTTGTGCCTCTCTTTCTAGGAACTTTCGTTTTCTAGCGGCTAGTACTATCGCCCTTTCGGTATTTCGATCCGTCACATCACCGCCAAAAAAATCAGTTCCGGGTTGTACTTGAGTAGGTTGGTCATCATCCTGCCCATAGTCAAATGGGACATCGCCCATCAGCCCACCTGTTATGGTGGTTACTTTTTTGTTGGGTGAATCATCATCGGTTTCAGTTATGACCGTTTTGATTTCTGGTTTAGATTTTTTTTCTTCAGACTGTCTTAATTGAAAATTTTGCCCCGGAGTTCTTCTCCTTGGAATAAAAGCAGGCTCTGCAGTTGCCGACTCCGTACGACCAGTGCCGAATGGATACTGTATTGAAGAATACTTATTCATCATGGCCCGTCTATACAGTTCCATCATAGTTGGATTATCGCGCCAATTCTTGCGTTTAGTTTTCAGCCGAGGGTTAGCCATTAAAATGCTCCGCTATATCTATTTTGTTTTTTTCTAGCCAGCACCTGTTCCCAACCGGGATTGGGAGCCATAGGAGAAACAGGTAGGAATTTACTTTCCTGAACTTTAAATTGTCTCTGGTTTCCAGCGTTCACAGCACCTGATGGACCGCTTGCTTCAGGACCACTACCCACAGAGCCGCCCATTGCAGACCAGAAGTCCTTATCCATACCCGATGTTATATCGCTCCAAGAAGATGATGGTTGTTTACCCATCCCTACTGACGGTCTACCCGTTTGAGCAACTGATCCACCGGGATTAATATAACCAACATCACCGATAGCGGCCATTGGGTTACCAACAGTTCCACCTAGCGTGGGATTCTTAGGGCGATATCCAGCATTAGCCCCTGTATTCATCAGAGAATTTCCCGGTAAAAGTTTTTTAAGCCAGTTAAACATCTTAAATACCCATCATGAGCGGAAGAACAGAACCTATTATGCCGCCAATACCACCACCCGGAGCGGTCTGAGTAGTGGTCCCACCATAGTTTCCGCCAATCATATTCATGTAATTGGCAAGTGCCTGTTGTGGCGCATTCTTACTATACTGATCCCTCATCATGGACCTATTAATACCCTCTTGAGTCATTCCTCGTCTAGCCGCACCAACATCACCAACAGCTTCCGCCATTCCAAGTGGTGCAGACATTATAGATGGGTACATTTGACCAGACTGTACTGCTCTGTTCTGAGCCTGATTATAAGCATTGGTATACATTTCCGCCATAGGCATGGTCATTCCAGAAGTAACCGCATTAGCGATTGCCTTGTTCTGCACAAGATCACCACGGCTAGAACCACCCGGTTGATATCTTACCAGAGACTCCCTTATTCCGGGGAGTATATTACCCTGTAGCTGACCCTGAACCTTTTGGCCTAAAGCCGCTACCATTGGATCATAAGCATTGGGATCAATCCGGCCACTCAAACCCTGCATTAATGATGCTTCTGCACCACGTTGCATATCCTGCGGCCTGTTACCCATAGCGTAGTTCATTGTCATACGCTGTTGGGCCTGTTGGGCAGGATCGAATCCAGCCAGTGTTGGTCCCTGATAATAAGATGGACCCATTGGATTGAGGTTATATAAATCCTGCGCTCGCCCAAATCCTGCCTCTAGGTAGGGCTTTTGCTCTTCCCAAGGCTCTGTCTTTGTTGTTGTTGTTCCGCCACCGCTCATAATTTATTCCCCTATTCGTCCCAATCTATAAATCCAGCAGCCGTTGGGTCTGCGCCTATATGCCCGTCATAATCCGCCCCACCATACATATCAGCAAAACCAGTTCCAGCCTGTGCCGCTTCAGCCGCCGCCATTGCCGCTGACTGGTCTGGTGTAAGCCCAGCGGTGTGAGCGGCTTTAGCCCTTTGTACTTCGGGGGACCATGCTCCCATCCAACCAAGGATTGCGTCACTAATTGGGTCTCCTTTTAACTGTGGACCAACAACTTTCCCGGCTTGATTAATTTCATATCCCTGATCATCATAACCAGTACCCTCAGAACCAATAAAGCGACCTCTCATATCATACATACCAGAACCAAACAACCTAGAATCGCCTAGCAATCCCTGCCCATACGCAGAATCCGATGGCACCCATTGCCCATCCGGTCCCATTATCCATTGATTACCGGAAGTGTCTGTAGTGGTATTACCACCTGCTCCTGCTCCACCACCACCCATCGGGCCTAGTAGTCCACCACCACCACCGCCCCATCCTGTACCACCACCGGCATAACCACCGGGACCACCCCAACCAGTTATCATTCCATTAGGGTTAATTGGGTATTGGTGTTCCCAACCCGGACCCATAGAACTCTGCATTACATATGGGTCACTTGATGCTGGGCCAGTATATGTTGGAGGAACTAAATATTCTCCTAATATACCATAACCACCACCCCCCTGTGTCGGTGGACCCCACATACCACCCGGAGTAGATGAACCTATTGGACCCGATGCTGGCATTCTGGGGTCTGTTGCCTCTACATTATATTGAGGGAAATTTGCTGTACCAAGGCGAAATTGCTCTGGAATTACAGGTGCTGGTTGTAAGCGAGGGTCGAGGAATGGAGCGTCAGAACGTGTTCGCAATCCGCTTTCATAGTCAGCAGCATTTAAATACCCGGCTTCTCTGGCCCGTCTATTTGCATCAATCTCCTGATCTACAGCGCTAGTAAATCCAGCCTCAACTGAGCGTCTATTTGCATCCATTTCCTTTTCAGCGGCATTTGCAAATCCTTCCGCTTGCGCCCTTCTGTTGGCATCAATTTCTTGCTGAACAGCATTAGCATAACCAGCCGATGATGCTCCTACATTTGCGTGCATTTCCTTGTGGGCCGCGCTTTCATAACCTTCTGCTCTAGCCCTTGCATTTGCCGCACGTTCTTCAGCTATTGTAGCCATATTATTGCATCCTATGTTTTAAGTCTTTTGTATAGACAATATAAGTATCCTTCCAATCTGGGAGTAGTTTCTTCCAGCCCTTCCTGCCCCACATCTCAAGAGCAGCGCATCCAAGTTTAACTGCAAACCCTTCTATCATTTCCTGAAAACTTCTGATCTCTTCAAAGTCCTCTCCGGCTAGAGATATGATTCTTAATATCTTCTTCTGCGGGTATGTTATAAGTTGGGTAACCATAGCTGCGTGTAAATCACTTTGTTCTGTAGCAATCCATAACTGCATATCACCATGAGTAAGAGGCTCAAGGAAGTCATCAGTCTCAAGCTCTCCTTCTGTATGTTCCCTTACTTTATTAAGTAGTGGGGCAACTTCTTCCCAGATGTGAGCAATATCTTCCGGCTGCACAATCTGAGCCTTCAAAGTTTTACCCATGCGCTGGTAGTTTTATTAAAGAAGTAAATTCCCTCTCCTGATCCGGGGTTCCAATTTGTCCCATCTGCATATCTTATATCGCCTTCTCGCGGTCTGGTAGGAGCGACATTGGTTCTTTCTAATCTGAAAGTAGCTTGGTTAAAAAATACATCACCAATTCTTTTTAGTTCATTAACTACATATATCCCAAGGTCTTCCTTATCTAATGGTAGTGGTCCCGGTTCATAATGAGTTACAGACTTTACTACCCTATCAGCATAAGTGCCCATTACCTAGACACCGATCCTCGAACTCCTGCGTTCCTCACATCTAAAGAATAACCATTTAATTGCCATGTGGTATCCGTTGTCGATTCAAACTTTACTCCAATGTATTTTCCAGTAACTCTAACTGGTACTTTGGATTGTGTATCAGGGTTAAAGGTGTACGGACCTTCCCAAGTGATAGCCTCTTCCGTAGACATCTGATGCCCCACATAAATATTAACTGTATCAGAAGCTGAATCAGGATTTACCTTCATTTTTGGCCAGACAGATGATATATGTTTCACCATAGCTTGATTTGGATTTCCCTGCTCATCCATTATTAACCCAGTTCGCTGGATATAGCTAGACATATTACTACCATCTTCTGTGTTACCAGTTTCATTTCTAAATAACTTCGTATTCGTTGGCGAGGCCATAACCAAAGTTTTACCCGCAAGATTAAAGAAGGAGGAGGCTGCTGATTGGTTCCAATTTAATGTATCAGTATCCCAGTTTGTAGTAGCAGCATTCCAAGAGCCGGGTGCTAACGGATTACCTTCGGTTCCATACCCTATAAACCCCAAGTTGGGTAAATCTCTTTCTGTGAATGTGCCGTTAGACCAGTTCCAGACTAGGGCTTTATCACATTGGGCATTGGTGATATTAGACTGTGACACATAGCAAGCCCACATTTCTGTATTGCCATAATCAGCTACGACAAATGCTTTCTGATAATCATCACCGGATATGTTGTTAAACACATGATCCCTCATCTTATGAGGAAGCAGGGATGTTAGCTTTTGCCCGTCATTAATATACATATCCCCATTGCCAAAAATAAAATGTCCACCATCATATTCAGCGACACAGTTTTTAGTTAGTGCGCCGACATTTGGAGAAATCTGTCTGAAGGCAAATATGAAAGGAGTTCCAATATACGTCATCATATATGTAGAATCTTCCTTATAGATCATAAAAGAGTCGGCAAGAGGGAGTCCGTCTAATATTTTTCCTTTCGTATCTTCAAGGGAATATTCACCAGCGTCTACCGTTGCATTAGTTTCATCCCAAGATGTAGGTACTGTTTGAGAAGCTGCCTCAGTAGACCACTTCACCATGTTCCTAAAATTAGACGATGACTTTTGCACATTAAGAGCTATAAGAAATGAGCGGAATGCCCGCATTGAAAAACATTCTGTACTGGCTGGCCAATTAGTAAGGTCTGCCATCGCGGTAGAGACAGAAGGTACGCCACCAGTCAAAGCCCAAAATTGAGGGTCATCGAACCCATTAGCCATTATTAAAATTCCACCTAATACAGTAGATGTCCAATTCTCAGCAGCAGTGGCACTATAATCACCGCCAGATGACCTAGTAATATCTGTCCAAATTATCCCATTATGAACATATATTTTAGTTAATCCACCAACAATCCAATAGTTTGCCCCAGCCACTTCATGGTTCGTTATATAATAAGGGGCTACAGGGCAACTAGCCATAACCTCCAGATAACCCGGAGACTTCTGTATCGCCCCATGTTCCGCCCTTACATTATTACCTTCTGACCAGACATTGGGAGGTAGTTGCCAAGGATTTATGTCCTTAACAATCCCTGTTTCACCTACATTATCAATTGGAATTAATGCCATAATTGTTAATTATATAGGAAATCTTGCTTTGATATCGGATACTTTGGTTTGCCATGCTTCCAAACCATTTTCTGTTATATACTCTATCTGTTCTGCGGCTGTCCCGTACACTAACATTCTTGCTTTAACACCAGTTGCAGGATTATTAACCCACGTTTCTTTCCAGCCTTCACCGTCTACAAATTCTATAGGTCCGTTTACTGCCTCATGGGCTTCCGGCGGATTCTTGTCTACCCTAATTATCTCATAATCCTCAACCTCGTCTATCGTCTTAGGGGTCAAGTCCCATGTTTCAACTTTCTTTCCGTCAACAATACCCACTTCCCCTTGAACAGCTTTATATCCATTCTTTTGAGGAACGGCA